GAGACCGATGAGCCTTAAGGCAAGATTCTAGGTTCGTTCAACGCTGGCTGACAATGACTCTTCACATTTGTGAAGTCTAGACCATTGATCCAGACTTTAGCCTTAGCATCTCGCAGGTTATTGACAGTTATCCGGTTATGCCTAATCATGTAAGCAGGCCCGCGCGCAGACCATCTGCCTACCTCTCAGATGAAGCCCTCCTCGCTCCGCGCGGGCCGCCTTATTAGGAGGCTGTATGGCTGAGCTGACAACCAAGACCCGCAATGCGCTACCAGCCTCCAAGTTCGCAGGCCCAGACCGTTCGTACCCTGTGCCAGACAAGGCACATGCAGCTAACGCCAAGGCTCGCGCCACGCAGCAGGAAGCCAAGGGCAACCTAAGCCCCAAGCAGGCGGCACACATCAAGGCCGTGGCTAACAAACTCTTGCAGAAATGAGCAAAGCGTCCGTATCTGCTTACGATTCCCGAGAGCGCCGTCTTAGCAAGGTCGGAGCCAAGCGCATCGAGGCCATCATTCAGCCTGAAGTGCTGCTGGTACTCCATGAGATGGTTCGTCAGGGCTGGGCAGACTCCATGTCTGCAGCCATCAACAAGGCCATCATGGCCCAGGTAGACAAATGAACAGGCGTGATTTCGAGGCCATGTGGCGTGAAACGCATAAGCCCAACCCATCCCGTGACTATGCGTGGGGGCTGGTCTGTATCGGTCTGTTCATCCTTCTGGCAGCGCTCTATGGCTAGGGTGATGAGCTACTTCAGCCAAGACCTTCTGGACGAGATTCTGGAAAAGCTGTCTGACGTTGGCCATCTGGTTCCGCTGCTCAAGTCCGACGAGCGCTACCCGTCCTACATGACGTTCATGAAGTGGGTTATCCCTGGCACGCCAAACGGCCATGCCTACGATGCTGCGCTGCACATGTTCGCGTCAAAGCTGGCTTTCGAGCAGATCGACATCTCGCGCAACCTTGAACTAGATCCACGCATCATGGCTCACCAGCTCAACGTGAACCAATGGCTCGCCGAGCGTATGAGCAAGCGGGCATGGGGCAAGTCGGAGACGATCAATCACCAGCTGGACAACGAGAAACCGTTGCACCTGACCGATGCCCAGCTGATCGCCACCGCACGCCCACTACTGGAAAGCGATGAGCGCACAAGCGGCAGCGACTGAGCTTCTGCGCCGCCGTCGTGCGCGTGAATCCCTTGTGGGGTTTGCTCAAGCCGTCGATGTACCCGGACGCCCTGTGGGCAATGACGAGGAAGGCTGGATATTCGACCCTATCGAGTCACCGCTGGCCAGGCATCATCACGTCATCCTGGAGTTCGTTGAGCGGATCGTGAAGGAATACGGCGGTCGAGGGATGATCTTCGCGCCACCTGGTTCGGCCAAGTCCTCTTATGCGTCCGTGGTAGCCCCAGCGTGGGCTTGTGCGACGTTCAATGACTACCGGGTGATCCTTGCATCCTATGCCCAGCGGATCGCCGAGAAACAGTCCAAGCGCGCTCGCCAGATATGCCGATCAGACAAGTTCAAGTCGGCCATGATGTGCGAGATCCCGAAAGGGTCTGAGGCAGCTGACGCATGGGCTCTCACCAATGGCTCGGAGTTCATGGCGACCGGCATCATGGGCGCAGTCACTGGCTCCCGTGCCGACCTGCTGGTGATTGACGACCCTGTGGCTGGCCGTGCCGAGGCGGATTCCAAGACGATCCGCGACTCGACGTGGGATGCCTACATGGATGACCTCTCCACGCGTCTGAAGCCGGGTGCATCCGTGCTGGCTATCATGACCCGCTGGCATGAAGATGATCTGTGCGGGAGGATTCTGCCCGAGGACTACGATGGCCGGTCAGGTGAGGTGCTGTGCCGAGACGGTCGCGTATGGAGCATCCTGAACATCCAGGCCAAGTGCGAGCGTGAAGACGATCCTATCGGGCGTCAGATCGGCGACTACATGTGGCCGGAGTGGTTCGACCGTAACCACTGGCGCATGTTCGAGGACAACCCCAACCCATCAGCCCAGCGGGCGTGGTCTGCCCTGTTCCAGCAGCGGCCTATCGGTGACACGGGTGGCCAGTTCCAGCGTGACTGGTTCGACAATCACCGTTATAAACCACCCAAGCGGCCTAGCCTTGAGGATGTTCTGGTGTTTGGCTCGACGGATTGGGCCGTGACCGAGAAAACCACGGCTGACTGGACAGAACATGGCGTCTGGGCGCTGGATCGTGACGGCCATCTGTGGGCGTTTGACTGGGATGGTGGCCAGGTCAAGACGGATCGAGGCGTGGAGATGTTCCTGGAGCTTTCGGACACCTGGAAGCCTGTGGCCTGGGCGGGTGAAACCGGCAAGGATGAGAACGCGGTCAGTCCATGGCGTGATCGGATGATGATCGAGCGGGCAAGGCGTGGTGATGGGCACATGGTCGTCACCGAGCTATTGCCAAACATCGGTGACAAGATCGCCAAGGTTGCATCCTTCCGTGCGATGGCGTCAAAGGGCTGGGTACACTTCCCCGCTGACTCGATCTGGGCCGAACGGGTGATCAGCCAGCTGTGCAAGTTCCCTGTGGGCGCGCATGACGATGCGGTGGACGTGTGTGGACTAGCCGGACGCATGGTAGACAAGCTGTTCAAGTCGCCAAAACAGCTGGAACCAAGGGAGCGTCCGCGCTTCCTGAGTGAGATTACCTCTGCCGAACTGTTCGACCTTGACAACAAGTACGGAACCATGCAGCAATCGGGTAGACTCTGACGCCATGGGCAGCAATAATCCGCCAATCACTCACACGGGCATCTGTCGATAATGGCCAACAAAGTCGAAGTGGCATCAGATGCCAATGAGGATGTCACGACGTATTTGCGTGAGATCGACCTTTACCATCAGCGCTCGTCGGACTTTCGCAAGCGCGGTGACAAGATCGTCAAACGGTATCTGGACGAGCGCACGGATTCATCGCTGCTTACCTATACCGCCAAGTTCAATATCCTGTGGTCGAACACCCAAACCCTGCACCCTGCCGTCTATGCCAAGCAGCCTGTGCCTATCGTGGAGCGTCGCTTCAAGGATAAGGACGCGGTAGGCCGCCAAGCCTCTGAGGTCATGGAGCGCGGCCTGTCCTACCAGATGGAGTGCGGTGGCTTCAGCCAGTCGATGGAACAGATCGTCCTCGACAACCTGCTGCCGGGACGTGGTACTGGCTGGGTGCGCTATGTGCCGAAGATGCGGCCTGTCCAAGTGGCCGACAACGAGCCTTCCGTGGATGATGACGGCAAGCCGGTCGAGGAAGTCTACGACGAGATGGTGTGCTTCGATTACGTGCACTGGCACGACTTCGGACACAATGCAGGCGCACGGACATGGGACGAGGTGTGGTGCATCTGGCGCAAGGTCTATCTGACACGCGGTGAGTGTGTCGCCCGCTTCGGCAAGGATATCGGCAGCAAGATTCCGCTCAACTACAGCCCGAACGGCAATACTGATACGAAGGGTACAGGAATTTACCAGCCGGGCAATAAGGCCGAGATATTCGAGGTATGGGACAAGCGACGGGGCAAGGTGTCGTGGATTTCCCGAGGCTACCAAGACCCGTGCGATGAACTGGACGATCCACTCGGGTTGCCTGACTTCTTCCCGACGCCGCGTCCGCTCTACGCGACGCTGGCCAACAAGAACCTGTATCCCGCTGCCTTCTTCTACGAGTACCAGGATCAAGCCCGCGAGCTTGACGTTCTGACGGCCCGAATCACCTCGATGACCAAGGCGTTGAAGGTCGCTGGTGTGTATGACACCTCCGCCGAGGGCATGCAGCGCCTGTTGAACGAAGGCACCGAGAACATGCTGATCCCGGTGGAGCGCTGGAACAAGATGAAGGATGCTGGCGGCTTGGCTGGGGCATTTGAGCTGTGGCCGGTGGACAAGATTGCGACCACGATCCTGTCGCTGTATCAGGCCCGCGATCAGGTCAAGAACGACCTGTATGAGATATCGGGGATGCCTGACATCATCCGTGGCTCGTCTGACCCGAACGAGACGGCGACCGCGCAGAAGATCAAGGGCCAGTTCGGCTCCATGCGGCTACGCAAGATGCAGGACGACGTGCAGCGGTATTGCCGCGACCTGATCGGCATTGCCGGGGATGTGATCGCCAAGAATTTCTCGCTGGAAACGTTGCGTGCCATGTCCGGCGTGCAGCTGTATACCAACGATGAAAAGCAGAAGTTGCAGCAGCAGGTTCAGGTGTGGATGCAACAGCAGCAGACGCAGCCACCTCAGCAAGGCGCGCCGCCGCCTCAGCCTCCCGTCACGCCAGAACAGGCCGAGATGTTGGGTGAGCCGAGCTGGGAGGACGTCGAAGCACTGCTCAAGGACAACGCGACCCGTGGCTTCCGCATCGACATCGAGACGGATTCGACCATCGGCAATGATGACGAGGCCGAGAAAGAGGCCCGTCTGGAGTTCATCAAGACGGCAGGGGCATTGATTGGCACAGCCATGCAGGCGGCAGAGACAACGCCGGAACTGGCTCCACTATCACTGGAGTTCGTCATGTTCGGTCTTCGCGCCTTCAAGACGGGCCGCACGCTGGAGGGTTCGATTGAAACCACGCTGACAGCCTTACAGAAGAAGCTCAAAGGGCCGCAAGCCCCCAGCAAGGACGATCAGGCCATGCAGGCGGCGCAGCAGGCCCAGGAGGCACAGATTCAAGGACAGATCCAGATCGAGAAGATCAAGCAGCAAGGCGCTTCCCAGTTGGCCCAGCAGAAGGCGCAGTCGGACGTGCAGATTGCCAACATCAAGGCGCAGAACGAAGTCACGGTCGAGAACATGAGGCAGGATGCTCAGGCGCAGCAGGTCAGCGCTGAAAAAGAGCATCAGGCCCAGCTTGCCCAGATCGAGGCGAACCTGACCCGTGAAACCGAGCAGATGAAGGCCGCATTGCAGCAGCAGACCGCGATCCAGCTGGAAACGCTGAAGCAGCAGACCGCCATCACGATTGCCCAGATCAATGCGGCAGCTAAGGTGGAGGCGGCAGAACTGAGTTCCCTGCCAGATCCAGCCACTGCCGACACATTCGTTGCCGGGGAGGGCGTCTGATGCCCATGTACGACTCCAAATGCCTGGAATGTGGCGAGACGTTCACCACCTTTCGCCGCATGGCCGACTGTGACGACCTGCCGATGTGCTGCGACCAGCGCACCGCTCGGGTATACAACGTGCCGATGTTCATTCCCGACATTCAGCCTTACAGGGCCGTGGTGATCGACAAGAAGACCGGCGAAGTCCCTGTCATTGGCTCACGGGCTGAACACAGGGAGTTCCTTAAGCGAAACCAGCTGCGCAACTACGAGCCAAGCTCGGAGAAACGTGAGGTTCAGGGAGATTTCAACGTCAAGGATGCCCTTATCAAAGCCACCAACAAGGTACTCGGATGAACATGGAACAGACTCCACTCGATCAAGAGCAGTCAACCGAAGGTGTTGTAGAGCCTTCTATGCGGGATATGTTGGGCGATGCGCTGGAACAGGCAGAGCAGCGGGAACGGGACGACCAGGGACGCTTCACGCAGTCGGAAAAGACCGCACAGGTCGCCTCCAAGGTAGCGGCTGAGACGGGCACCGATCCAGCTCAGACTGATCCCGTCGAACCAGAGATCACCATGCCAGCCTCGCTCAAGCGGGAGTTTGGCGACAAGTGGAAGACGCTGCCGAAGGAAGTTCAGCAATTCTGGGCTGAACGTGAACAGGTGATCCACCAAGGCTTCACCAAGGCTGACGAGGATCGCACCTACGGCAAGTCCATGAAGGACGTCATCACGCCGTATGAGGCCATTATCCGGGCCGAAGGTGGCACGCCGACCGAGGCCGTGCGTTCGCTACTCAATACCGCATACGTTCTGCGCGTGGGAAGTCCTGAACAAAAAGTTGAATTGTTCTCGCATCTCATGCAACAGTATGCCGTCGCACCGCAAGACCTGTTTAACCGGTTACAGAATGGCGCGGCTCGCGTTGATCCGCAGGTGAATGCTCTCCAGTCTGAGATTCAACAGATCAGGGCATTACTCCAGCAGCAAACGCAGTCCCATGAGCAGCAGGAAGAGCAGGAAGTTCATCACACACTGAATTCGTTCGCTCAGGAAGAAGGTCACGAACACTTTGAGGCAGTCCGCTACACGATGGGGCTTCTCCTGCAAAGTGGGCAGTGCAAGGACATGCAAGAAGCATACGATAGGGCCGTTTGGGCCGATCCGTCGATCCGTTCCACGTTGCTAGACCAGCAGATCCAAGCCGGTCAGACGAAACGAGTAGCCGACGTCAATGCAAGGGTGCAACAAGCGCGCAAGGCAGGCTCCAGTGTTGTAGGTGCACCAGGTGGCAACGCCAGTGCTCCGGCAGCAAACAGCCCAGACCTTCGCTCCACGCTTAGCGCGGCCTTTGACGACGCAATGGGTTAATCATTTCATCTGAATAGGAGGCCTTATGGCTCTGCTCAATCCCAGCACCACCATGACGGAAATCGTGACCACCACGCTCCGTAACCGCTCAGGCAAACTGGCGGACAACGTCACCAAGAACAACGCGCTTCTGAACCGCCTGAAGAAAAAGGGCAACGTGAAGACCGTTGACGGTGGCCGTACCATCGTCCAAGAACTGGAATACGCCGAGAACGGTACGTTCAAGCGCTACTCCGGCTATGAGGCGCTGAATATCAGCCCTTCGGACGTGTTCACTGGCGCGGAGTTCAACTATGCGCAGGCCGCTGTGGCCGTCTCGATTTCCGGTCTGGAGATGATCCAGAACTCGGGCAAAGAGGCGATCATCGACCTGCTCGAAAGCCGCATCAAGAACGCCGAAAAGACCCTAGTCAACAACATCGCGCTCGATTGCTACAGCGATGGCTCGGCAGATGGCGGACGCCAGATCGGCGGCTTGCAGCTGCTGGTATCCAAGACCCCAGCAACAGGTGTCGTCGGCGGTATTGACGCATCGACCACCATCGGCACCTTCTGGCGTAACCGTGCGTTCTCGTCGGTCACCAACGGCGGCGCTCCGGCCACTTCGGCCAATATCCAGTCGTACATGAACCAGATGTGGGTTCAGCTGGTGCGCGGCACGGATAAGCCGGATCTGCTGGTCGCCGACAACAACTACTGGCGCTTGTATCTGGAATCGCTGCAGGCAATCCAGCGCGTGCAGGCCGATGACACGATTGTTGACGCGGGCTTTGATGCGCTGAAGTACATGTCGGCTGATGTGGTCATGGATGGCGGCTACGGTGGCGGTTCGCCGGTCAACTCGATGTACTTCCTCAACACCGATTACATCTACTTCCGCCCGCACGCACAGCGGTTCTTCACCCCGATTGGCGATGATCGTTTCGCGGTGAACCAGGATGCGATGGTTAAGTTGGTAGGTTTCGCAGGCAACATGACTGTGTCCAATCGCTTCCTTCAGGGCGTTTTGGGCGCTTGACCGCCTAGGAGAATTACATGGCATATACAACGTTCGACCCCATCCTCGGCACCGTCAACTTCACTGATTTTGACGCCAACGGCCCTGGCCCCTACTCGCTTGTCGGTACAGGAACTGGTGCGGGTCGCCAGTCCTTCTACCTTGAAGAGATTCGCGGTTACGATGCGAACCTCGGCGGCGGTACTTTCCAATACGTGCGTTTCAACGTGGCCCTGACTGCTGGCCAGTGGGTGATGCTCTTGCCGACCCTTGTGGCCGGTCAGATCGTCATGTCCGCTGCCCTGTGGACAGGCGTGGCCGTCACTGGCCAGCCCATCGGTATCGTCGCTGCTGGCGGCGCTATCGGCCAGTGGGGCTGGGTGCAGGTGCAGGGGAATGCAATTTCCGCTGTGTCCGGCTCCCCGACCGCTGGTGGCCCCGTTTACTGGCAGGCCAACGGTGTGGTTTCCAGCACTGTGGTCGCTTCCAAGCAGGCGGTTAACGCGCAGTTCGCCACCACCAACAACCCAACCATCGGAACGGGTGCGGCAGCGGCGGCATTGGGTGCAGGCTTTGCAGTGGTAACACTGAATCGCCCGAATGCTCAGGCCGCAATTACTTGATCTAGGTCAAGTCCTAAGCCCGGATGGCTCACCCTGTCCGGGCTTTTTCCTCAAACTTCGGAGTCACCATGTCCCTCGCAACCTCCATCATTGACCCCAACGCGTCAAATGGAACCATGGCAACACATGGAAGCGACAAGAACCTCGCCGTCGAGTTCTCCTACGAACCATTCCACCTGGAATACAAGAGCCGCGAGGAAGGCCGACAGATTTACGAAGACCGGCCATTCATCACCATTTACTATCCCGGCGATACCACCAAGGTTACCAAACGGTTTGCGGATGATCTGGACTTCCAACGGTTCCCGGCACAGTGGAGTGCGTTCAAGCAGCAGGAATCCCAAGCCTCGACTGGCTTCCCGCTGAAAGAGTGGACGCAGATCACCAAGTCGCAGGCGATGGAACTGGCCGCGATGCACATCCATACCGTCGAGCAACTGGCCGCCGTTCCCGATGGTCAGCTGCGCGTTCTGGGTTCCAATGACCTGATTGCACGCGCTAAAGCGTATGTCAACGCGACCAACGAACACGCGCTCGAATCGAAGATGGCGGCTGAAAACGACACGCTGAAGAATGAGATTGCGGCCTTGAAGGCCCAAGTCGAAGAAATCACCCGGCTTCACTCGAAGTCCGACAAAATCAAGCTCAAGGAGTAACCCCGATGCCTTTCCAGAAATCTCTCACGGGCGCGGGTTGTGCTCCAGCCCAAGCCGTCAATATCACGGGCGGCGCTGATCCGAACGTCGTGGCCCTTGGTTCGACCAACCTTACCGCCTATCCGATGCAGCTGGGCAATACCCAGTTTGGCACGGTGTCCGCGAGTACGGGCGGCATCCTGCCTCAGTTCGCTACCACAGGCGATACCTGCCTGATCTTCAACAACGGCGCAAGCGCTCTGACCGTCTACCCTCCTGTAGGTGGCACGATCAACGCGGGCGCTTCGGTGTCTGTGGCGGCGGCAGGCTGGATTATCGCGGCATGTGCAACGGCTGATGGTCTGACCTGGCGTTCAAAGTAAGGAGTACATCCTATGGCGGTGATGAGCCAAATTCCTGGCAGTGCACCCAATGCCGCCAAAAGGACATTCGTACAACTGATCGGCGATGCTTGTAGCGAGTTGGGGCTAGTTGCCCCGACTTCCGCTATCGGCAACACGGATCAGCAGGTTATCCAGCTGGTCGCCCTTGCTCAGCGTGAGGCACGGGAAACGGCGCAGGAAGGCACGCAGATTGGCGGCTGGCAGATGATGCGCCAGCGCACCCGGTTCCAGGTGCAATCCACCGGCATTGTCCCGGTCGATACCGTCTCAGGTGATCCCACGCTGACCTTTGAGTCCGCCCCTAGCCCGGCTCCTTTGGTAGGCTGGGCGGTTTCAGCATCGAATGGCTCAAACAGTGGCCTGTTCCCGCAAGGAGCCACCGTGGCGGCAGTTCTAAGCCCGACGCAGTACACCATGAGCCAAGCGGCAACCGTGACGCAGAACGGCACGCTGATGGCGCTGGGGCAGGTGGCCTATCCGTTCCCCAATGATGCTGATCATCTGATGCCGAGCACGTTCTGGGATCGGGACATGCGGTGGCAGATCGAAGGGCCGCTCAGCCCGCAGGATTGGCAATCGCTTGTCTCGGGCGTGATCGCTACCGGCCCTCGTCGGCGCTACCGGGTGATGGATGGCCAGTTCTATCTGAATCCTGTTCCGGCTGACCACAATAACCTCGAATACGAGTATTACTCGAACAACTTCTGCCAGTCGGCGCTCAATGTCCTGCAGCCGCGCTTTCTGGCGGATACGGACATTTACCTGCTCGACGATGACACGATGATTCTTGGCATCCTGTGGCGTTTCCGCCGGTCGAAGGGTCTGGACTACGATCAGGAATGGGATACGTGGGATAGCGCGGTGCAGCGGTACAAGAGCCGCCAGCAGTCCGCCAAGAACCTGCCACTCAATGCCACGGTCATGGACTACCCGATGTTCCTTGGCGTGGCTAACGTGCCTGATACCGGGTATGGAAGCTAACGATGCGGCCTAAGCCCTCTCGCCAGCAGGTTGTCACCACAAGCTCTGTCCCGGCTCCCATCGGTGGCCTGAACGCACGCGACTCGATTGCTGCGATGCCGCCGACGGATGCGATTCTGGTCAACAACTGGTTTTGCAAGCCGACAACGCTGGCGGTTCGCGGCGGTTCGCTTGATTACGCTACGGGCATCACGGGCGTGGTCGAGACGTTGATGGTCTACAACGGTCTGTCCGCATCCAAGATGTTCGCGGCGGCTGGTGCAAATATCTACGACGTCACCGCATTGGGGGCTGTAGGCGCGCCTGTTGTAACGGGCAAGACCAGTGCACGCTGGTCATACGTCAACTTTGGCACCGTGGGCGCACAAGCATTGATTGCGGTTAATGGCGTAGACACTGCGCTGTACTACAACGGCACGGCATGGCAACCGTATTCCTCGGGCGGCATAGGTGCCATCACATCCATCACGGCGGTAGGTACGCTGGCGACTGTCACCATGGCCAGTCCACACGGACTCCAGACGGGATCAACGGTCACGATCAGTGGTGCAACCCCGGCTGCCTACAACGGCACGTGGTCGATCACGGTCACGGGAGCCAATACGTTTACTTACGTCACCCTGTCGGCTCCGGGTGCGTCCGCTTCGCCTGTCGGGACACTGGTGGTATCGCCAAACATCCAGGGTGTCTCCAGCACCTTGCTGATTTATGCCGCATCCTTCAAGGGACGCCTATACTTCATCGAGAAAAACTCGCTGCGGGTATGGTATCTGCCTGCAGCTCAGCTAGGCGGAACGGCGGCGGTGTTCGATATGTCGTCGGTGTTCAAGCTCGGCGGTCATCTGGTGGCCATGCAGTCGTGGAACGTCGATACCGTCTCTGGGCCGAACGATTATTTCGCCTTCTTCTCCAATACCGGCGAAGTGGTGGTGTATACCGGGTATGACCCGACACAGAGTTCCACATGGAACCTTGTTGGGGCTTTCCGTATCGGTCGAATCGCTGGCCCGCGTGCCGTGACGAAGGTTGGCTCAGACCTCTACGTGGTGACGGTCGATGGTGTTGTACCGCTGTCCAAAGCCATGCTGACGGATCGGTCGCAGACGGCCTATCAAGTGTCGGACAAGATCGACAACCTGATCAACAGCGATGTGCAGGTCTACGCCAACAACTTCGGCTGGCAGCTGATTCTTTATCCGGTGGGTGGGAAGATCATCGTCAACGTGCCGAAAGTCGAAAATGTGATGCAGATCCAATACGTGTGCAACACCATCACGGGCGCGTGGTCTACCTTTTCCGGCTGGAACGCTTCGTGCTTTGAACTGATGAATGACAACCTGTTCTACGGCAAGCTGGGCAAAGTCGTGCAGGCTGACGTCGGCAACACGGATAACGGCACGGCGATCATCACCGACCTCAAGCCAGCGTTCTCGTCCTTTGGGCTTCCGGCGCAGAACAAGCAATTCACGTTGGTACGACCGATATTCCAGCTGAACGGTCAGATGGGCATTACGAGCACGCTCAACGTGGACTTCCGTGATAATGCGCCCA